ATAACAGAACAGCTTAACGCAGCAGGACTTGACGATGATCCACTTAGTGGTGCTGATAATTTAAGTATCACAATAGGTGCGCTACAAAAAGCAGTGCAGGATAGCCAAAGTGTAATACAGAGTACATTTGTTGATGGGCTAGATAAACTCAGCGGCGACGAAGGATTGATGACCGAATTTGCTCGAAATATATCCGGAGCAGCTATAGGCGCCGAGCGTTTCGGCGAAGCCATGGCTGCGTTAATGGAAGGTGATTACGAAAAACTAGCAGAAATGTTTAACGCAGAGGGCGCAGGCAAACCACCCTCTGCGCCAATAGCTAATCCTACATCTATTCTTCCAGAAGACATTGATCCTGGTACTTCCCAAGAGCTAGCTAGACAGATGGAATTTTTGTCTGGCTCTTTCCAACTGCAAACTGGTGCCAATGGAAACAACGAAAAACCATGGTGGATGTTTGAATCAACGTTTGAAAAAAGACGAGATGAATTCTACCAAAACCCAGAGATGCAAGAGTTTGTTAATCGAATAAAAGAACTCGAAGCCTTGCTCGGAGAAACAGTAACATTACCTGGATACGCAACAGGTGGCATTTCGAGAAACCCAACTAGTGGGTCACTAGAAATGCTACACGGCACAGAAGCAGTTGTTCCTTTGCCTGATGGTAGATCAATACCGGTAAGTTTAAATCTCAGCGAACTAGTTGATCTTGGTTCTTTGGAAAATTTAATAACAAGTAATATTTCTGGCACTTTGACTAGCGGATTAGAAAAAGCAATTTTTCCACTAGCAGTTAATAAACCAATACCAATAGATTTAAATCTCAGTAATTTTCAAAACTTGACATCTGACGATATAGGTAGTATATTAAATAATGTATTAACAGATTTTAGAAACTTTAGCCAAGGATTTATTCCTTTAAACCAATTATCAAATGAATTATCTAGTTTAACTAATGTGGCTAACGATACCAGTGCACCAGTAGAGTCTAATATTGATAGTTTGGTTTCTGGATTATCGAGTGCTAATGCAAACAACAATACAGAAATGGTTAATTTAACTAAAAATATGCTGCAGCAAATGGTAGCGTCGACGCAGAAATTAGACGAACTGCTAAAATCTATGGATAATTCTAACTTAATTTCTAGAAATACTGCTTATATGAGAGCATAATTTTAACCCAAGATAACAATTGGTAAATACTACATTAGGATAGATTCGCAACAATGGCATATAAAAAGCATTTTAAAGTAAACACCAGTGGTACAATGAGCCCAATTAGTGGGAATAGTAGCACAAGTGCAAGCCCAGATGTTGGGTACAGAAACTGGGGTAGTACATTACCAGATGTGTACACTGGTCACCCAAACCGCGTTGAGCGATATAATCAGTATGAGAGTATGGATCAAGATCCAGAAATCAATGGTGCATTGGATACTATTGCTGAGTTTGCTACACAAGACAGTGTAGATACTGAAACTGCACTTGCTATAAAGTATCACGAAAAAGCAACAGATACCGAACATGAGATTATTACTACTCAGTTAAAGCAGTGGTACAATTTACAAGAATTTGACAAAAGAATTACCAAGCTGTTTAGAAATGTTTGTAAATATGGCGATCAAGTGTTTATTAGAGATCCAGAAACATTTAAACTGTTCTGGACAGATATGCATAAAGTTACAAAAGTTGTAGTTAATGAAAGTGAAGGCAAAAAGCCAGAGCAGTATTTTATTAAAGATTTAGGACCAAACTTTAATAACTTAACAGCAACCGATAGTACTGCTCCAGATACACATCTTCGCAGTCCTCAACAAGGCGGAGTTAGCAGTAGCTATAGTGCATCAAATCAAGCATATACTGGTGGCAACAGATTTAGTGCTGATGCAGGAGAAACACCAATATCGGCTGAACATATTGTTCATTTTAGTTTAACTGAAGGCTTAGACCCAAACTGGCCATTTGGTGTTAGTGTACTTGAAACAGTTTTTAAAACGTTTAAACAAAAAGAACTATTAGAAGATGCTATTCTAATCTATCGTGTGCAACGTGCACCAGAGCGTAGGGTATTTTATATTGATGTTGGTAACATGCCAAGTCACATGGCCATGCAGTTTGTTGAGCGTGTTAAAAATGAAATTCATCAAAGACGTATTCCTAGTCAAACCGGCGGCGGAACTAGTATTATGGATAGTACTTACAATCCGTTGAGTACAAACGAAGACTACTTTTTTCCGCAAACTGCTGAAGGTAGAGGTTCAAGAGTTGATACCTTACCCGGCGGCGAAAATCTAGGTCAAATTGACGACTTAAAATATTTTAACAACAAACTGCTGCGTGGTTTGCGTGTGCCAAGTAGTTATTTGCCATCGGGTCCTGAAGATGGATCGCAATCATTTACAGATGGTCGTGTAACTACTGCACTTATTCAAGAATTTCGATTTAATCAATATCTTAAACGTATACAACGATTGGTAGCAGCAACAGTAGATAGAGAATTTAAAACATTTTTAGCTTGGAGAGGATTTAGCCTTGATAACAGTATTTTTGAATTACAACTATCTGAGCCAATGAATTTTGCTGGCTATAGAGAGATCGAAATTGATAGTAGTCGTATTAATGCATTTTCGTCAATTGAAGGCACAGAGTATATGAGCAAAAGATTTATGATGAAAAAGTATCTTGGGCTTACTGATGTTGAAATTAAAGAAAATGAAAAAATGTGGTTTGAAGAACAAGGAAATGTCGGTATCGAAGGCAGTTCAGGAAGCAGTGATCTCCGAAATGTTGGTATAAGCACCGGCGACATTGGAGGCGATTTAGATTCAATTGACGATCTTGAAGGTGTTGAATCAGAAATTGATGATACAGATGCTGAAACTGGCACAGATACCGATGACAACTTATCTGATACATTATAATAAATAATATTGGAGATGAGTTATGAATTTGTTTGAATTTTTTAGTTATAAGAAAGACTTTCCTGAACCATATCAGGATGTAAAGTCTGATGAGAGTCAATTGAAATTTTCTGATACTCGAAAAACAAGACTAACACTTCGTCGAATTCAGCAACTTCGACTAATGAACGATGTGCGTGATATTGAAAAGAAAAACGAAGTTGATAGATTAAAACAAATATATGGCATTAGTGGCGAGTAACATTTTTTAATTAAAACTTAAAAAGTAGTATATTTTCTCGATCTAAACTTAATAAGTATGTTTGGAATTAAAAAATTTCCAAAAAAGCGTAAAAATACGCCGTTTTCTCTATATTGTTACATTTCTATGTAAATACTTCTAGTCCCACAGTGGAAAGGAGTAATAGCCAATGAATAAGTTTGAACAACTTGTAGAATTTATCATCAACGAAGACGAAGATAAAGCACAAGAACTATTTCACGAAATCGTAGTAGAGAAAAGTCGTGAAATTTACAATGAATTAGTTAACGAATCAGAAGACCAAACAGATGATTTTGTTTCCGATATCGAAGCCGACGAGTACGGTACTGACATGCACGCCGAAGACGACGACATGGACGACGACATGGACGACGACATGGGCAACGACATGGACAAAGACGACGAGCAAGATGATGCTGACGCCGAAGAAATCGAAGACCGTGTAGTTGATCTTGAAGCAGAATTAGATGCACTTAAAGCTGAGTTTGATGCAATGATGTCAGACGATGACAACGATGGCGACATTGACGGCCACGAACACGAAGTTGAAGAAGAGTTTGCATTCGAAGAAGCTGATGAAGAGCTTGACGAAGACGAAGAAGAACTTGACGAAGGCGAGGAAGTAGTGCGCGAGTATGTCGAAAAAGTAGCAGCCCCAAAAGGTGAAGACCACAAAGCAGATAGTATTGTAGCTGGTAAGAACGACATGGGTGGCACAGCTAGTAACATTGCACAAAGCAGCAAAGAAACCGGCGGTAAAGTTGCAGCACCAAAAATGCACGATGCTGGTAATAAAAACAAGCCAGGTGCAAAACAAAAACTAGATAAAGCACCAGCGCCCAAGAAAGGCGAATAACAAAAATGGCATCCTTAGTAGAGCATTTAACATATGATCAAGCACGTGTTGTTACTGAAAGTAGCGAAGACGGCAAAAATCTCTACATGAAAGGGATTTGTATCCAAGGCGGGGTAAAAAACGCTAATCAGCGTGTATATCCAGTTACCGAAATCCAAGGTGCTATTAAACAAGTACATGAACAACTCTCCGATGGCAACAGTGTCCTTGGAGAGGTCGACCATCCGAGTAATTTAAGAGTTAACTTAGATCGAGTAAGTCATATGATTACTGAAATGTGGATGGATGGTCCAAACGGGTACGGAAAGTTAAAAATCTTACCTACTCCAATGGGTAACCTAGTTAAAACCATGCTAGAAAGCGGCGTAAAACTAGGTGTTAGCAGCAGAGGCAGTGGAGAAGTTAACGAGTCATCAGGCGAAGTTAAAAACTTTGAAATTGTTACAGTTGATGTTGTAGCCCAGCCTTCGGCGCCAAACGCATATCCTAAAGCCATTTACGAAGGGCTTATGAATATGCAAGGTGGACAGAAAATGTTCAACATGGCAGCAGAAGTCAACGAGGACCAGCGTGTCCAAAAATATCTAACTGAGTCGATAAAAAGATTCATCAATGAACTAAAACTGTAAAGTACAGGAGATAATTATGTTCGAAGCTTTAAAACCATTAATCGAAGGCGGTTTACTAAATGAAGAAGCACAAGCCCAGCTAGAAGAAGCTTGGGAATTAAAAGTTTCTGCTATCCGTGAGGAAGTTGAAACTGAAATGCGTTCGGAATTTGCAAATCGTTATGAGCACGATAAAGCAAAAATGGTTGAAGCTCTTGATCGTATGGTCACTGAAAGTCTAACAAGCGAAATTGGCGAAATTGCACAAGAAAAAGCAAAAGTTGCCGAAGATCGTGTTAAGACTGTTGCAAAACTAAGTGAACAATCAGCAAACTTTGAAAACTTTTTAACAAAAGTTCTTGCAAAAGAAATCAAAGAATTCCGCGATGATCGTACAGCAAACAAAGAAGCACTAGTTAAACTAGAAAGTTTTGTAGCTGAAGGATTAAGCAAAGAATTAACTGAGTTCCACGAAGATAAACAAGATCTAATTGCAACTAAAGTTAAACTAGTAGCAGAAGCAAAAGGAAAATTTGTTGAGCTTAAGAAAAACTTTATTACTCGTAGCGGCAAAGCTATTAGTGAAGCAGTCGACCAAACACTGAGAGCAGAGATCAGCCAGCTCAAAGAAGACATTGCAGAATCGCAGAAAAACAATTTTGGACGTAAATTGTTTGAAGCATTTGCTAGTGAGTTTTCGGCTACCCACCTTAACGAGAATGCAGAAATGCGTAAACTCAAAAACTCACTAGATGAAATAAAACAATCATTAGAAGAAGCAAAAAAAGTAGCTGAAGAAAAATCTGCTATTGCTGAATCTAAAGATGTAGAAATTGCAGCAATTAACGAAAGTATTGCTCGCGAAAAAACAATCAATGAATTATTGTCGCCACTATCTAAAGACAGAGCACGTGTGATGTCTGACTTATTGGAAAGTGTTGGCACAAGCAAACTTAAAACATCATTTGACAAGTATCTACCAGCAGTAATGAATGGTAATAAGTCAACTATGCTTAATGAGTCAAAACAATCAATTACCAGTGAAGTAACTGGAAATAGGACAGCCAAGGTCCTCGAGACTAACGATGAGGGTAACATCGTTGAAATCAAGCGTTTGGCAGGTCTTTAATAAGACCATAACTGAGAGAAAAAGGAAAAAACAATGAGTAATAAACTCTTAGAAGAAAGCCGCTGGGGAGAAACTAGAGATGCCCTACTTGAGGGTCTAGACGGTTCCAAGCGTAGTACAATGGGTGTTATCCTTGAAAACACTCGTAAAGGACTAATGGAGAGTGCAACAGCAGGTGCAACTAGTTCAGGTAACGTAGCAACACTTAACCGTGTTATCCTACCAGTTATCAGACGTGTTATGCCAACTGTTATTGCAAACGAAATCGTTGGTGTTCAGCCAATGCAAGGTCCAGTAAGCCAAATCCACACACTACGTGTACGTTATGCAGATGACTTTACATCAAGTGCAAGTGGTGCTCCAGGCACAGACACAACTGCAGGTGACGAAGCACTATCACCGTTTAAAATTGCTCAAGGTTACTCAGGTCGTGCACCAGGCGTAACTAGCACAGACGGCAAAGCCGCTGCAACAAGTGCAATGGAAGGTGTTGCTGGTAACCGTATTAGCGTACAGATCCTCAAGCAGGCTGTAGAAGCTAAAACACGTAAGCTATCAGCACGTTGGACATTTGAAGCTGCACAAGACGCACAGTCTATGCACGGTCTAGACGTTGAAGCAGAAATCATGGCAGCACTAGCTCAAGAGATTACTGCTGAAATCGACCAAGAAGTTCTTGGTTCACTACGTGCACTAGCTGCAACTGAAGAAACATTCAACCAAGCAGCAGTTAGCGGTACAGCAACATTCGTTGGCGACGAGCATGCAGCACTAGCAGTTCTTATGAACCGTGTTGCAAACAAAATTGCACAGCGTACACGCCGCGGTTCAGGCAACTGGGCAGTTGTAAGTCCACAAGCACTAACAGTGCTACAGTCAGCTACAACAAGCGCATTTGCACGTACAACTGAAGGTACTTTTGAAGCACCAACAAACACAAAATTCGTCGGTACACTAAACGGCGCAATGCGTGTTTATGTAGACAGCTATGCAAGTGATGACACTGCAGTACTAGTTGGCTACAAAGGCGGTTCAGAAGCAGACGCTGCAGCGTTCTACTGCCCATACATCCCGCTAATGAGCAGTGGTGTAGTACTTGACCCAGCAACACTAGAGCCAGTAGTTGGTTTCATGACACGTTATGGTTATGTTGAACTAACAAACACTGCGTCATCTTTGGGTAACGCTGGTGACTATCTAGGTGAAGTTGCAATCAGCAACGTAACATTTAGCTAAGTTACAGTTTAACAACTAATAAAAATAGGCTCTTCGGAGCCTATTTTTTTGGCTTTTTTATAGTTGTTTGAATAAATATATCTGCACATAAAGTGTTTATGGGGAACACCATCCCCGTAGCCCTAGAACGGCATTTTAAAGGAGAAACAAAATGGGAAGACCACTTAATAAAAGATATTTTGGACCACCTACAGCTGGCGGTAACGAAATTAAAGTACAGTTTCACAATGGAACTGGATCAGTAAACGGCTGGATTGTTAAGCAACTTGGAAGTAAGAAATTCCGTTGCACAGACGGAACAGCAACAGAAGATTGTGTTTTAGTTGATAAAGCATCAGGTGCAATTGCAGCAGGTGAAATGTCAATTACAGTATTAGACGATAGCGGAACAGCTCGTCAAGTAGTTAAAATTGCAGGACGCAAAGTAACGTTAGATACCGGCGAAAGCATTGCATGGAACTTCAGTAATGCAACCGACGACGGCGCAGTTGAAATTGAAGAAGCAGGTGATGATGCAGTTATTGATAACAACGATCTTGCACCAGACGCAGACGACTTTGAGTCAGACGATCCAGTTGATCCATAAACAAAGTAAACGTGTA